GCGCCAGGTGCTCGCCTCCCGCAGACGTTCGCGGATGTATGCGCCCATGCCGTTTTGCTCTTGTCAAATTGCCGCGACCCGCACGGCTGCGGTTCTAGCCCCTGCTGCTGCCCTGCACGTCGGACGCCTGCGCCCAATGAATGCTCGCCTTATCCGTCGCCCTGCGATTCTGCCCGGTCCCGTGCTGCGAATCGCATACCGCTTCGATCCTGCTGATACGCGCGTCGCTCGCGCCGATCAGCACGTCTATCCGGTGTCGGTTCTCGGCACGGTCGGACGCCATTGCTTTTTCGATCCTGACAATATCATCCTGAAACGCTTTGAGGGACGAGCAGATAGAGTCGAGGCGCGTGGCCTGCTCTTTCGCTTTGGACTTGATGAACAGCGTTATACCCGTAAGCATGCCGGTCCAGATATAGGGCCACGCCGTTTCCAGCAATTCGCGTTCCAAGGGGGTCATGCTGCAGTTCCTCGTTGTTCGTGTTTTTTGGGATATGCGGCGTGTTGTCCGGCCGCTGCACGTGGCCATCATTTATCGTGGTCATGGTCATAGCTTGAACGTCACAAGCAGGTCGGCCGTGTCGGCGCCGCCGGCGGCCACGCCCGCCTTGAATCGGATTTTGGCGTTCGTGGCGTCGACGCTGCGCACGTAGAGCCGGGTCTGCGTCCAAGTGGCATTGCTGTTCAGGTAGAGGACGCTCGGCGAAATGTCCTGGAGCTGCGGCGTGGTTAGCAGGCCGTGCGCCACGGTGATTTCCTGCTCTGTGGTGGTGTTCAGGTCGATTGCGTTTATGGACCGTGTGCGGTTTTCCGAGAAAACCTGCGTGGTCCCGTTGGTGTATCCGCTGACTAGCCAGTTTTCCGTCTTGCCGACGTTCGGCCCGGACCCGGTGAAGAAGTCCTTACCGGCTCCCGCGTATCCGCTGATAAGATAGCTGTTGTTGGTCCCGATGCTGGCGTTATTCCAACAAATCGTGCTGTTGTTCAGCGATGCCTTGATCCGGGAGTGCTGTACCTGTGTGGTGTTGCCTGTGCGCAGGGCAATACCGCCCACTCCGCTCCACGAGTCGGCCACCACCGTGACATCGTTCAGTGCGTTGTTCACATCCACGCCGCAGCCGGTCGAGCCGCTGCCCATTGCGTTGATGCCGAAGATGTTTCGCTGCCCGGTGATCTGCACGCCGGACTTGCTGACGCCAGCGTCCTTGACGTGGACGCAGGGGAAGAAGCCTTCATAGCCGGCAAAAGTCGCCTGGTAGGTTCCCGTGCTCCGGCAATTGGTGTACAGCTCAAGCAGGCTTATAACTACCTGCCAGCCGTCGCACTGCAGGCCCTGCCCGAAGTTGCTTTCGGTGATCCAGAAGGCGCCCTTGTGACTGGCCAGGGCGTCCACGTAGATTCCGCCTGCGGTGTTGGCGTAGATATGCAAAAACCCGCTGTTGCAGTTGCCGGAGTAGTAGGGCGCGGAATAGCGGGTTTCAAAGCGCACGCCCCACCCACTGCACTCACCCACGAACAGGCTCTCAATGTACGTGTCGTGCTGCCCGCGGAAGACAAAGCCGTGGCTGTCGCACTGCCAAACGTACAGGCCGCGGATAAGGCCCTCGGGGAAGTCGTCACCGTTCGCCGCCGGGGTTCCGGGAATGCTCTGATTAGATTCGGAGTGCCAGCCCTCCTGCTTGCATGATGTGATGATCACATCATCAACGCGAAGCCGTTTCCCGTAGAACTGCACGCCATACCCACTCGACTGATTGGCCTTGTTGCCGTTGATGCGCAGTCCTCGCAAACCGAAAGCGTGCTGGTTGCCGGCGGCCACGAGGTAGGTATCGGTCCCTACAAGGGTGTCGTAGTTCAGCGACTTGATGACGGTCTTGTTTGTCCCGTTGGCTAGGAAAATCTCCGTGGTGGCAGACCCTTGCCCGGCTAGGATCACCTTGGAAGGCAGGACCAGCGTGTCGTTGACGGAGTAGGTTCCTGCGTTCAACTGGACCACGCCACCGCCCAGGGTCGCCGCGTAGTTGATCGCCGCCTGGATGCCCGCGGCGTTCGCCGACGAAGTGCCGCCCGCGCTGGCCCCGAAATCGTCGGCGTTGATCAGAATCCCGTCGCGCAGTTTGGATTGTACCGTCCGGGACGCCGCTCCGGTGCCCGCCTGCAGGAACTGCCCGGCCACCGCGTCGGTGCTTGTGATGTTGTCGTATGTGGTGATGGTCACGCCGGCTGCCGTCTTGAGGATGAACTTGTATGCCGTGTTGGACATGAGCCAGATTTCTTGAGGCGGGCGGCCGTCTGATGCGAGCACGATAGGATTGGCGTTGGCCACCGTCCCGGCATAGGTCGTGTACGTGGCAAGGGGCGTTGTGGTCCCGGCTGCATAGGTGTAAAGCAGGCCTCCCGCGAGGGGAAGCCCGGTAGTTCCGAATCCCTGCCATGCGTTGTAGACTGGCGAAAGGGTGACGGTGGTCATGGCGCGATCCTTGTGAGGTGGTTAGATGGACCCGGTATCAACGTGGTTGGTGGTCGCCTGGATTTCAAAAGCGGTGCTCGATTCCCGCCCGCGGTATTACACGCAAGAGGAACTGGACCGAGAATGCGGACACAAGAAAAACCCTCTACTGCTTGCGGCTGAAGCTGCTGAACTCTCATCGCGGCATGTCAGATAGTTTGGTCATGCGCTTCTGAACGTTCTTCAGCGCCTTGGACTCGGCCACCCGCCCGGCCATGCTCTCCCCCATTGCGCGCCCGGCGAATGCGCCAGCGGCAGCGCCGCCAGGGCCAAAAACAGATCCAATAGCGCCGCCCGCTGACGTGGCCGCCGGCCCGATCAGCCGAGAGGCAAGCCCGTACCGCGAAATATTCGCCGCCTGCGCTGCGGCGCCAGGGTAGCTTGCATCCACTGCAAGAATGTTGCCCGCGGCGCGAAGGTCTGCGATTCTCGACATTTCCTGCGGGGTCAAAACCTGCTTCAGCTTGTCAGCGTTCGCGCTCAGGAAGTCGTTTACCCCACGGGAGTTCCACCCGCCCTTGAATTTCCCGCCCGTCTCGGCCAGACGGTTGGCAAATTGCGCCTTGATCTCGGCCAGGGCTGCTTGCGCCTGCGGCTGGAGTTCCGGCGGCATTTCTTTCAGCGTCTTGATCAGGTGGCCAAACTGGTCCGTGCTCATCCTCATAACCGCATCCGGCGTTTTTTCAAAGGCCGTGGTGCGGTTGATCGGGGTGTTCGGATCATACTCGAATAGCTTGCCAATGCCCTTTGGGTTGTCGAGCGTTTCCTTCTCGATCCGGTGCATTGCCCGCGCCTGGTCGTAAACGTCCTGCCCTGCGCTGTGGAAAATGTCCTTGTCGAGTTGGCCCTTTACCTGTCCTATGATGCGCGAGCGATCCGGCGACCACATTTGATTAAGCCACTTGCGGTATTGCTCTGCCACTTGGACGGACATGGTTCCGCCGTTGCGCGTTTTGAACAATTCAAGCTGATTTGTCATCGCGTTCCGCAGCGCATCCATGTTCATGCCTGCAAGCGTGTTGGCGAACTCCGGGTTAGCCAGTAGCGCGTCGAGTCCTGTGGTGGCAATGGGCCTCCCTTGCGCTCTGGCGTCAGCTTCCTTGTAAAGCGCGTTTTTAGCCGACTCGAAGTGGTCGCGCAGCAGGTCGATAGGCCGGGCAATCGTCTGCCCGCGGGCGTGCAAGGTGCTTTCATCCACCCCAAGAGTTCCGCCCGTCTGGCGGATAGTGTCCGTGGCGTGGTTCTGCAGCGCGGCGCGTTCCGCATCAAAGACGGCCTTTGCCGCATGCCCCGCTGGCTCGTCCAGTTTGGCAAGTTGTGTGTTCACCGCGCCCTCCACAGCGTCGCCGGTAATGGCGCTGCGCCAGGCGTTGTCAATGCCCACCCGCTGAAGCACTGCCGCCCGCTGTTGCTGGACCGCTCGCGGCAATCCGCCCTCGACATGCGGCGATTCAATCGCAGCCGCAGCGGTGCCACGTTCGGGAAACGTAAGTTCCGGAACGTTCAGCGGCTCGCTTGGCGTTGCAGCGGGCGGGGCCGGCTGTGGCGGGGCATTTGCGCCTTGCTTCGCCCGCTCGAACTCCGCATGCAAGCGCTGCTGGTATGCAGTATTGGTCGGCGGCACTCGGGGAGGTTCCTGCGGCACCAGTGCAAGCGGCGGTGGCGTGGTTGCGGCGGGCAATGGTTCCGGCGCCGGCCGTCCAGCTACGGCTTCGTCTATCGGGGCAAGCTCGAGCGGGCGAGGTGCGGCCACGGGTTCCGGTGCTGCCGTGGCTGGCACGGGTTGCCGCCTACGCAGATAGGCGGGCACGTCCAGTGGGGAAGGCCCTGCAGCCTGCAGCGTGGCTTGAGGTGGGGCCGCTGGTGGCGTTGCTGTGGGTTCCGGCATAGGCTGGCCAGGGGTGCGCGACAGCGCGCCTTTAAGCTTCAGGAATGCAAGCGGCAGCGCCGCCTGTACGCCGGTATCCGCCGCCGTAGCCAGGGCGCCCTGTACGGCAGGCGAGGCGCCCGCAGCGGACGCGACCGCCTGTATTGCGTCGCCTGCCAGGCCGCCGGCCTTTGCCGGCCAGGCTAGCGGGCTATAGTCTGAGTTCAGGTTGGCGAGGATGCGCTGCCCTTCTGGCGTGGTCGGCTGGTACGCCTTCGCCGCCTCCGCTTTGACGACTGGCTCCGCTTCCAGCATGGCGTCCTTGAAGCTCTTGCCGTCCTTCAGCCCCTGCATGACTTTGAAGATGCCCTGATAGCCGCCGGTGACGCTGCGCGCTAGCCCGCTGCCGATTGCCTGTGCTGCCTCAGACATGCCGGCCATGCCTGCCGACGCTTGCTGCGTGGATCTCGGCTTGCTGGCGTCTGCCTGGATCGTCTTTGCCGCGGGCGCGGCCTTGCTTGGTGCTTCCGTGGCGCTGTCGATAGCGTTGGCCACCGCATCGGCGCTGAATCCACCAAACGCGGTCGGAGATTTCCCAATGTTGGCGCCGTTCTTGGCCACCAGTCCCGGGTAAGCGGCAGTCTTCTCGCCCCACATGCTGCGATTCGGGCCGCCGTGGTACATCTTGAGCGCGGTTTCCACGTCGCCGCCCGATGCGTCGAGGTTCTGGCGCAGCAGTTTCGCCGCCGCCGGTATCGCCTGTTCGGGGTCGTGCGGGTCCGATACTCCAAGCGCCTTTGCCGTGGGCGGGATTAGCTGCATCAGCCCGCGTGCGCCCTGGTTGCTGACGGCAGCCGGGTTGAAACCGCTCTCGGTCTTGGCCACCGCGCGCAACAGTTCCGGCGCCACGCCATACTGCTGGCCCGCCTGCGCGAAGAGTTGGTCGTACTTTCCAGAATCTCTGCTTGGGTTCCCCGCGCCCGTGGCCGGCGCCGGGCTTTCGCCCATTGCGCCAAGGACGCCTTCAAGCAGGCCGGTCATTGGACACCGCCCGTTTTCGATAGCTGTTCAAGCACCGCCGCCCGCTGTTTCATTTCGATGCCCTGCGGCGATTTGCCGAAATCACTCATAGGCCCTGTGTAGCCTAGCCGGCGGGCGATGGCGGCCGCCTCGGCGGTGTCCTTCGCCTTGTATGCGTTGAAAAGCTCAAAAACCTCCGGTTTGAATGCCTGGCCCCAAGCAGCGTCAAAGGGCTCCTTGGCGAGCACGCCGCGGGTCGGATTGGCGGCCATGGCCTTAGCCAGTCCCGGCGCATAGGCTTCGGCGCCGGACACCAGCGCGTCATTTAGCCGGGTGATCTGCTTGATCGCGGTCGGGTTGTATTGAATGCTGCCATTCGCCTTGATCTGCGCTTCAAGCCCGGCATTCGTCTGAGGACCCATCGATTGCGCAGCGGTGAGCGCGTTCCGCTCGAGGTATTTGCCCACCATGTCATAGGCGCTCGCCTTTTCTTCTGCACTGGCGCCGCCCCACCCGTTCGGTAGGACCACTCCGGCGCCGCTCATCAGCCTTTGAAGCGCCGGGCCGGCCGTTCCCGTGGCCACTGCCTTGTCGATTTCCTGCAAAATCCCGGCGTTCGTGGTGTGCAGGACGCCCGCATTCTGCGCGGCGCCGCGGGCGGCCACCACCTCCTGCGATAGCGTCGGGATGCGTTCTTTCTCGCCCGGTGCCAGCGGGCCGGTGGGCATGATGGCGCCCGTCTGCCCTTGGTACTGAGGCGCCGTGATCGTCGGCTGCGCGCCAAACTGGTTGCGCTGCATGATTGCCGGATTGCCGGCGGTGTCGGTGGCCGGCAAATACTGCTGGTTGACCGGGATCTGATCTTGCGACACTTGCCCTGGTGCGCCGATGCCCGCCTTCTGCCTCTGCGCCACGAATTGCTGGAAAGCTTGCGGTCGCGTCCTTGCCACGTCGGCATAGGCGGTCAACGTTTGATCGATCATCGCTTGGGGCACGCCCGCGGCCCTTGCGAACGATGCGTGCTGCGGCAGCTTGCCGGCGATGATGTGGCCGAGCTCTTCCAGTCGGGCCGGGTCCGTGGTCCGGGCTGCTTCCAGCACGTGCGGATCTTGCGCTACAGAGTTCAGGCTGTTCTGCACCGCCTGCGCCTGCGCTGAGTCGAGCTGAAACTGTGCGCCTTGCGCTGCGGTGCGCTGCTGCTGGATCAGAGGGTCCACCGTGGCCGCATCCACCGTTGCGCGGGACTGCGCAGACTGCGACTCCGCCTGCCGTTGGGCTATGTCGGATTCCATTGTCGCCCGGTCGCGCTGCAATCGCGTCGCCGCGCCGGCGGCGCCAATCATCGTCCCGATGCGGGTGAAGGGGTCGGTGTTCTCGATTTTCAGCGAGATTGTAGGTTCAAGGGGCATGGTCAGTTATCCGTAGTTGGGCGTCACTTGCCACCAGTGGGGCGCGCAGCGTCCTCCAAGTTCTGCACCACGTCTTCAACCGCCTCGGCGGTGTATAGCTTGTCTTTGTCGGTGAGCGCGCCGCCCATCGTCACCACGTCGGCAACGACAGCCACCGGAACGGTGACAACACCAATCGCGGCTTTGGCAAGAGATTCGAGCATTCCAAACATTGCAGTTCCTTCACAGTTTTGGCTTCGTCACGGGTGAAGCCCACCCCTTCATTCTAGCGGACGCCTTCGGCGCCGCTGAATTCAAACGTTATCCGTAGTTGTCCGGGTTGTTGAAGCCGGCATAAGACCCGCCCCACTTAGACGCTGCCGCAGGGTCCGCGCTGTTGCCGACACTCCCGCCCGTCAGGTTAGAGAGGTAGTTCCACCCGACAGCGTTATTGATTCCGCCCGTCAAAGCGTTGGCGCTGCCGATTGTCCCGGCCGCCTGCGCTGCGGCCCCACTGGTCGCGTAGTTGCTGGCGTTGTTCGCTGCGTTGGCGCCGAAAGTTCCGGTGTTGTTCGTGGCTGTCTGCCCCAGGCCAGCAATGCTCGAAAGACGATTAAATATGTTGGTCTGATTCGTGTTGTAGTTGTTGAAGGCGTCCTGGTATGCGTTCTTCGCGTAGTTCTGCGCATAGTCGTTGATGCCCTTCAGCGCGTTGCCGGACACCAGCCCGCCGGTGGCGTTCGCCGCATTGCGCACGCTGCCCAGGCCCTGGTCAAGCATGAATTGGTAGTTCGGCGCGAGGTTCGCGTTCAGGTCGGACGCGTTGAATGCGTGCATGCCCGGCGCGTTCGGGTCGCCGGCCGTGCTGCTCGTCACGTAGTAGTTGTTGATGTCCGGCGCGACGGGGGCGGTCCCGGCATTGGCAGTTTGGCGAATAGCGTTGATCGGTATCGGCGAGCCGTCGCCGCCTGTCAGGCCATTTGGCGCAAAGGCGCCTTGCTGCTGTTGCTGCCCGGCCCCGCCCGCGGCGTTGTACGCCTGCAGGGCCTGGTTGTATTGCTGCAACGCCTGGTTGTAAGCGTCCTGATTGAGCGTTCGGGTCTGCGTCGGCAGGCCCATGAAGCCGCTGATGGACGAGAGCGAGTTGGTGCCGGCGGCGCGCCAGGGCGCGAAGTCTTGCCGCGTCTGGTTGTACTGCGCCATCTGGTTCGCGCTGGCGGTGTTTGCCGCGTCTGCCTGCGTTTTTGCAGCGTCCTTGCTCGCGCTCGATGACATGGCAGAGCCAACAAGCCCGGCGCCGGCACCAATAGCCGAAACAGGATCCAGTAGGAAGCTAGCCGTGGATTTTTGCCACCAAACGTGAGCGTTCATTTTTTCGTCATCCTGTAGTGCGTCATTGTGCCGTCTTTGGCAATTTCTTGAAAGCCCAAACGGTGCGCGAATCGGTGGCCCTGCGCGTGTTCGTTCATCACAGCAGACAATACCTTGCCGTATTCATCCAATGCGCTGTGCAAGAGTTCCAGTTCCGGCTTTCCGGCCCACCGACCGCGGAATTCAGGCTGGATTACTGCGTGCATTTCCGGGCCATCCTGCAGAATTGCGCCCACAGTTTCCCCGGCGTGCTGTACCGGGTGAAACGTGAAACGGGCAAAGATGCGCTCGAAGTCCGATAGACCGATTCCCGGAATCCGGTGCTTGATCACGTCGTAGACGATTTCAGTTATTGGAGTCTGTACCATGTCCGATTCTCCATCCTGAATATGAACTCGATCTGCGTATCGGCCGCGAGCGTCGGCGGGCTGCTGTTAAGCGACTGCCCGTCTGCGGGCCACAAGTACAGCAGTGTAATGGTCTGAGTGCTCGTTATCCGCAAGTGCATACCATCCCTGGCTGTGGAGGGCAGGCGCACGGCCACTGATGCCAGGGGACCGGCAGGGTCGAGGATCAGCGTTGACACACCATCGGCCACCGAAAGGTATGCGCCATCCGTTGGTGTCTGGTGGCTGTACGTGTCCACGAGCCGGTCATACATGCCGCCGAACCAGTGCAGCCACGGCTGCGCCATCTTGCCGTTGGCGTCGACCACTGGGCCGACTGTCGGCCATTTCGGGAGTACCGCGCGCACGTTTGATCCGCTGCCCGTGGCGCCGCTCCCTGGTGGTTTTGCCGGCGTCGGCGTCTTGAAAACGACCATCGACGGCACGCCGGTAGCTTGCGCGTCGCCGACCGTGCATGGGATCGTGACTGCACCGCCCAGGATAAGCGCCGACACCCCGCTGGCGTTCGCGTTGCCGACGCTGCAGGTTATCGTCGTCGCGCCGGACGTGATAAGCGCCGTTACACCACTGGCGTTCGCATTGCCGACCGCTGCCGTGATCGACAGGCTGACCAGTGTGGCCACGCCACTGGCGCTCGCGTTGCCGACGCTGCAGGTGATCGTGGTGGAACTGCCTGTCGCGATGCTCGCCGTCACCCCGCTGGCATTGGCGTTCCCGACAGCGCAAGGGATCGACCGACTGATGAGCGCTGTTATGCCGGTAGCGTTGGCGTTTCCGACTGAGCACGTGAGCGTTATTGATGCTGCCGACGGCACGCCACTCAGGCGACTCGCTGGCGCGAACACCCCCCACGGATTGACCGTCAGTTCCCGCATTTTCGCGGCCGGCAGGGCCGCGTTAGCAAATGCGTGCAGTACCGACGTGTGCGTGTTGCCCTTGCCTGCTAGGGAGACATAAGTCCAGTTGCCGGACGGGTTGAATGCGGCCGTAACGGTGTTGCCATCCGCGCCGTTTTTGTACCAGCGATATTTGGTCCCGTCGTATGTCAGCCCCAGAACAAATTGATCTCCGAGCGGGAAAAGAAGACCGCTGTCGACCGCTGTCGACGTTGGCCCATCGTAGAAGATGGCCCGGTTTCCGGTTCCCTCATGTCTGAGGGTGAGTCCTGATCCGGCTGAATTGGGCCGGATAAAATACGGGTAATCCAGCGTGTAGGCATCGAACGTGCCGACCAGAAGCATGCTGAATTGGGGCGTTGTCGGGATTTTTATGTCGATCGACTCGCCCGCGTCCGACAGTACAACCTTGTTGCCGAGGCCGTACCTGTTGGCGGCTTTGGCCCCCAGACGTGGCGCAAATCCGGTGAGCGTGTCACGGCCGATATGAAGCGCACGTACCCACGGCGCTTGCAGCGGAGCAGCGGGTAGTGTCTGCCGGATGCGGCGATCCGGGAGCGTCAACAGGCCCATGCAGCGCCCATGCTCAGGTGTACTGGCCCTGCACCGCTACCGCCTTCAGCGACCAGTTGGCGCTGATGGTCTGCCCGGATTTGTTGAGTATGTAAGGGCGCATCAGGGTCGGGTTGAACGCGACATTGGCCGAGACAAATCGCATATTCGTGTTCGCCGTAGGCGCTTTGGTGCACTCGAAATATCCGGCCAGCGTGGCATAGGGCAGGCGGCTGCTGCCGGCTGTGAGGTCGACGTCCGGCAGGTTAGTGCCATCGAGGATCGGCACCAGATACAGCTCGGCCGCGATGGTGCCGGCGACGATTCCGGTGATCGTTGCCCACTGGCAGACGAAATCGAACTGCGCCTGCAGGTCGTCCGGGAAGTTTCCGCCTGCGCGGGCGTCGAAATCTGCGGTCGCGTTCGCCACGCCGGCGCTTCCAGTCGTCAGGCTTCCGCCGGTCGTCGTGAGCGTGACAATCGAGCGCTCTTTGGCGCGAATATCGCCGGCCATGTCAGTTCACCAGCAGGTTAGCTTCCGCCTGCGTCACAAGTTGTGCCCACGTGCGCTTGAGCGCCGAGACGCCACCCAGGGCTGCCGGAGTGGTTCCGCCGATTGCCTTTTGTGCGTTGGTGGCAAAGACCGTGAGGGCGCCGTTGACCATCTTGGCAAGCTGCGCGGAATCCGTGTAGCCTCCCGTCACCGCGAAAATATCGGCAAAGCCGGTGCGAATCGCCCCCTTCGATGCGTCCACCAGTCCGCGATCCATCACCATGCGCAGCGCGTCACGCTTGCCCGCGCTCAGGTTGTCATACGTGCTGATTGTCAGGGAGTCGAAGATGTCGGAAGCCGTGGCCGCGGTGCTCCAAGCCAAAGTGGATGACGGGCCGTTGCACCATTCAAGCAGTGAATACGAATCGCCTGCCGTGCGCATCGGGCCGGCAGTAGGATCGGCGATGATCGCCGCTTTGAGGGTGGCGAGTTGTGCGGGGGTGAGGGACATGGCATAAGCTCCTTATACGGGCGTGATTCTGAAAACGTCCGTCCCGGCGCCCTGAAAGTCGAGCGTCAGCGAGCCGGACACAATGCTGGCTGTGCCAGCCGATGAGATCTCAACGAAACCTAAAGCTCTCTTGTTGGCGTCGGTGTCGTTGTAGATGATCCCGTATGCTCCGTTGGAAAACCCTGATGCGTTCTGCGGGATAACCACGTCGGTGGCGCGCAGTGTCGGCACTTTTGGAGAGGTTCCGATCTCCGTGAATGTCACGGACGCGAGCGTAATCGGCCCGGTGTATCCGCCGCCAGTTCCTACCTGGTTCGTTGCGAAGTTGGTCGTCCCGGTGCCTCCCCAATGCGGAATGGCGGTGTCCGTCGTCGGGACTGTGGCCGTCGTGACAATCCCGAGTTTCAGAACGTCAGACGTGAGATTGTGGATCTTGGTCCCAAGCTGCAGAAGCCCCGCAGAAAACCATTTGATGTCGCCAGTCGCCATTGCCTGTTCCTCTAGTTGTCGCCGGAGCTGGTGCGCAGTTCGGCGGAAATGACCACCGCACGCACGGGGTCGGAGATTGAAACCTCAAAAACGCGATCTCGAGCCATGCCAAGCCGGCGCCAGATCGCCCGGTCGCGGTATCGGCCGATCTTGCCGATTGTGCGCCAGTGCTCGTTTGACCACGTGCTCCCGCCATCGTTGGACCACCGCAGCATCACTTGCGGGTCGTCGCCCTGCCCTGCGCCGTCGACGCCCACGCCTGGTTGGAACTGAAGCTGCAGCGAGTGGAAGAAAAGCCGGTCGAGGTCGTGTGTCAGGTGAATGGCTCGGCGCAGTCGGCGGATAGCCGCGCCGTTCTCTGTGAAAACGTCTGTGCTCAGTTCGTAGATGGCGCCGGTTTCGTAGTCGCCCACGAGGTTTTTGCCCTGGAAACTGGCGGCGCACTGCCCACGGTGGCGGTGATACCCGGCGCTGTCATACGATAGCCACTTGCACCACTTGTCACTCGCAAGGTCATAGCACCACGTCAGATCGATGGTGGGGAAAGTCACTACGTAGAACTCATGCCCACCCATCTGGAAGGTCCAAGCAGTGGCAGTGCTCAGGTCTTGCCCGATCAGCGTCTTTTCCACAGCGTGCGTGCTCAGTCGGCGCACACCGTAACCTTCCATTCTGGCAATGATGCCTTGCCCGCGGGCGTCCCGCGCAACGAAGGCGACGGACTCGCCAAGCCGGGAGACGGATTCGGCGGCCGCCAGGCCGTGCTGTGTGCTGCTGCCCGGTATCCGGGCGAACGGGAATGGGTAGGACCCGACGTCCACCCACGCCTCGGTCGTCGTCTCGCCAAGCAGGAACAGTTCGCGCCCGATAACGGACATGGCCACGAGGTTGTCCGGCGAGCCGTCCTTGCTCGAGAAGCTGAGCGCGGGCGTGGCGGTAGAGAGCGCCGTGGTTGCCGCAAATTGCTGCGTACCGCCACGCGCATACAGGATGTAGTTGTCGAGGGTGCAGGCGGACGATCCGCCCTGCCACGGGCCGTCAGAGGGCGACAGGACAGTGAATGCGCCGCCGCCCAGGGCGTAGCTGTAGCGGTCGCCATTGTCGGCAATCAGCGCGGCGATGCCGTTATCCGCAATCGAGACAGGCCCGCTTGTGGTTGTCAGGTTGCCCACCCACGTGACGGCTAGGGAAGGGCTGAGCGAATAGAGGCCGCGCCCGCAGACTACAAGGAGTTCATTCCCGCCGCTGCAGGTGTGCATAGCGCGCGCAGGGCCGGGCGTTGTCGGCTGCGCGGCAATGGTGTAGCCGGGCATGGGGTAGAGCGCCGTGGCGCCCCGTTCTGGCGGTCCCTGCGGGCCGCCTGGCGCCTTGGTCGGGTCGGTTTCGCAGTACCAGTTGATAAGCTCCTGCGCATCCTGGTAGATGCTAGGGGCTTCGTAGGCACCGCCGACAAAGCCAAAGTCCGGCATTAGTTGAAGCCGCCACTGTAGATCCACGCGGCGTCTGCCCGACCGGTGCGCACCAGCGATCCGTCAAACTTGCTGACCGGCGAAGGCGCCATGTTGGTCGTTTTCAGCAGGCCCTTTGCCTGTCGTGCGTATTTCGAGATAAGCCCGGCGTCTGCGCCCTTACCGTAGCTCGGCAAAAGCTCGTAAGCGAGGCACCGGCGGAGGGCCATTTCATACCCCTGCGGGAAAAGCACGGTGTCATTGATGGTAGCGAACTGTGTAAAAATCTGCTCGCACCAAAGGTGTATCTCGCCGGATGACGGGTTCGGCCAGAATTTGATCGTTCCGAGAGGTGTCCCGCTGTTGTAGTACAGCACACTGGGCCACGGTCCCGCCAATTGTTTGAGGCCGATCAGCTCATACTGGTCGAGACCGATCACTTGCACGGGGTAGTCTATGTTGGACACCCGCACGAAAGCATGCGTTATGGACAGCGGTCGGAATGTCGAATTGATCGTGCCGCCGACGCCTATCGTCCAGTCCGTACCGCCGCCGCCGATGGTCGCTGAGATTTCCGTCATGGAAACGATCAGGAAATCCTCATTGCTCCACTGGTCGAGCATCAGGTTCAGCAGCGTAAACGCTTCTGCTGAATCTTCCGCCTCTACTGGCTCGCCTGCAGCCCTCGCCCCGAGATCCAGCAGCGCCCCGGCTATCAGGTCAATGGGCTGCGTCATGGCGTCAGGCCGGGGATACCGGCGTTACATAGACCAGCGCGGGGCCGGCAGCGGACCCGATAGCAGTGACGTAGGGCGTGAGCGAGGTGAGAGGCAACAGCACGGGGCCCGTCATGAGCGCCGGCAATATGTAGTCGCCGGTAGTCCCGTCGCCCGGCAGCACGGAAGCCACGCCGGTTTGGGAGAATTTGATTGCCACCGTGTTCGGTCCGGTGTTCAGGCAGGCCACCCACGTCGGATATTCACCGGAGTACAGTGTCAGCGCGACGGCCGCGTGAGAGGCTGCCACCACCGAAAGACCCAGGGTCGGCCCCGCGGGGCGAATCTGCGCAATATTCGGCATGGCTTAGTTCGCGTTGGCCACGAGGTCGGCGGGCGATTCCGGACGCAAGATTTCGACGTAGTACTTGCCGGCTACCGGCGTCAGGTTGCCCGCCGTCGGGTTAACGAACTGAATAGTCAACGTGTTGGCTGCCGAAACACGGGAAGTCAGGATGCCCACCCCGGCAGTCTGCGCGATGGCGGGGGCGACGGTGACGAAATCGCCCATTTGCAGGCCGGGCACGGTAAAGCTTTGCTCGGGTGCGGTAATGGTGTTCACGATGACGGGCGTAAGCGTTGGCGCGATGATCCACTGGTAGAGGACGTTCCCGCGCGAGACGGTGTTTGCTGGCATGCTGTGTGCTCCAAAAACAGGCCCCGAGGGGCCTGGTTAAGCTTCCTGGCGGCTTAGGAAACGTTGTAGCCGTAGAGGTACAGGTCAACTGTGGCACTGGCCACGGTCGTACCGATGTTGGCGTAGAGCACGCCGCTGGTCGCTGCCGTAACCTGTGCAGCCGCCGCGGTAGCAGCACGGACATAGGCAAAAGCCGTGGTCGTCTGGCCGGTAAGCGCTGCCGTGGTGAGCACCGCAGTACCGCCCTGTGCAGGCGCGGTGTAGATGCCCACCGTGGCCGTGGCACATGTGACGTTAGCATTGGTGGTGACGACAACGGTCGGCACAAATGCGCTGATCGGGCCATCAATCGGGATAACAATATCGCCGGCTGACGACAGCGGGAGGCCCTTGTACGCGGCAATGCGCACGAGCGCCTGGTTGTTGCCGATGGTAGGATAGTTGCTGGTAACGGTGGTGGCCGGTCCTGGATTTGCCATTAGTGTTGCTCCTGTGAGTTATCAGGCCCCGCCTAAGCGGGGCGCGTGATCTGTTAGCCAGCCACCCGGCAGGCCAGTTCGGGATACAGCGAGGCGGCGCCGTACAGCACGTCGATACGCGTCGGAATCGCATCGTTGTTGATGGTGTATTGCCGTACCACCCGGATTGACAAACCGCTGTTCGGGTCCGATGCTCGCCCGGCAAAATGCACGCCTGCGGGAACTTCAAGGTCAGCCGTTGCCAGGGTCGCCGCGTTGCGATGCACCACAATGTTCTGCGGGCTGACCACTGCGGTTGCCGTCGTACCCGCGACGCTGAACGGGGTGACAGTCGCCGTAGCGGAGGTCGCGCCGACCACCACATTCTGGAACTGGCCGCCGGTGATAATCGCCGGGGCAATCGTAACGCTGAACGTGCCGGCAGCGGCGCCGGCGTCTGCCGTCACCACGAAGTTACGCAGTCGGTTCGAGCCGTACGCCTGGCGGTTCTGCGGGTTGGCCGCGAACACGTTGGCGATGTTGATCACGTCGCCTTGCTTCAGCGCAATGGTCTGCGAGTTGGTGAGTGTAATCGTGCTGGTGGCTGCCCAGCCAGTGGCAATCGATCCGGCAAATGCGCCGTTGGTCGCTGCCGTCAGAGTTCCGGCAGTGGTAGCCCATGCGCCAAAGGTGTGGCTGACCACGTTCTGGTCCATTTTCCAGTCCATGCCGGCGGAATCTCTGCCCATCATGCCCTTGCGGAACTGATTGCCCACCTCGTTGTTCGGCACAAACAAGCCCTTGAGAGAATCCACGATCACGGCGCCGGAGAATGGCTCAACGATGCAACTGCGGTTTCCATCGCGTGGGGCGCCTTCTGCGTCCATGTATGCGCCAGCGGTCAAATACGTGATCAGGCCGGAGGGTGGCGTTCCGGCCACGCCCACGATGTTGGCGGTCGTGTTTTTCAGCAGGACAGCGCAGTCGCGGTCGATCTTGTTGGCGATGGCGGCCACGGCCGGCTTGATGACGCGATCCGAAAAGCGGTCCATCGACAGCGCTAAATCCTGCGTGGTGAATTGCGTATCCACGTGGAACTGCGTTGTCAGTGTAACCGGGACGCTGGTTTCGTTGAAATCCTCAACGTTCAGCGCGGGGCCGGTCGATCCGATGAAGCGGGGCGGCTTGCGAACGTTGACGGTAGCGCCGATCTTGGCGCCGGTGACTGCGAATCGGTCGTCATACTCGCGGGTGATGGACCCGGCGACGACAAGCGAGTTTTCCAAGACCATCAGCGATTCGTTGGTGATCTTGGAGACGGTGAGAAGGTTGTTAGCCATGCTGTGCTCCTGTAATGGTTGTTGATTTCCGAAACGTTCTCGGCATCAAAACATGGATGCACAGCATGGATTTTCCCGGTTTTCCGCTCCAGTAAGCGAGGATGCTACTTTCCGCCAATACTAACGGATTTTTCCCGCATAACGCAAGCGCTTGTAATCCTCATAACTTCCCGTGAAATCGCCGTCTGCTGTAACAGCATCGGCCACGGTCGAAGAACTGCGGAGAGGCGTGATCGGTGCTGGCGCCTTGCTGGTCTTTGGCTTCGTCGCCGGCGGTTCGTCGACCGCCGCTTTCTTCTCGAATTTTGCTTCTAGTCGGCCGATTGCCCGCAAGCTGGCTGCCGGCGTCATGTCGGCGATGGCCTTCGCCAGTTCCGGGTGCTCGGCTAGGTGGTACAGGATGCGCGGCCCGGCGTCGCTCTCAATGATGGCGTCGCGCACGGCGTCGGACACCACCACGTCACTTGCCGTGATCGCTTCGTCAAAGTCCGGGATTTCCGTTTTTACCGCGGCCAGGCGCTCGCGCCAGCCGTCCACTACCTTGGCTTTCGCCGATTCTTCCGCTTTCTTGCGTTCTTCCGCATCGCGAGCGATAAGCGCTTGTTTGGCGGCCCATTCGGCCAGGTGCTCGGCGTACTCGAAAGCGTCGGTGTAGTCCGCCGGCTGCGGTTTTTGCGGTTCTTGCGCTTTCTCTGCCTGCTGCGGCTTTTCGAGCGCGGCCAGGCGCGCCTCAAGGTCGGCCGCCCGCTGTTGCGCCTTCGCGGCGTCGGCGCGGGCTTCCTCGCGCTGGCTGGTTAGCTTCTTGAACCGCTCCTGCAGGCGACTTTTGTGATCATCGCCGTCCTGGTCGTCATCATCAGGCTCCGCCTCCGGCGCATTGTCCTCGACTGGCGGTGTTCCGTCCTGCGGTTTTTGCGGTTTTTGCGGTTTTTCCGCCGGCTGCTCCACCTCTTCCTCGTTGGAAACGATGACGACACTGCTTTCCTGTTCGGCCATTGCGCTTGCTCCTGGTTAGTTGATCGGTGGCTCTAGCTCGTTGCTCTTTCCGGCGAGTTGGCTGTCCTGCACAGCGGAATGCGCCACGAAGGCTTGCGCATCGCGGGCGCTTACAATGTGCTCCGTGAGCAGTTTCACAAGGCCGTTGATCTCGGCCACGTTCTGCGCGCTGAGCGCCTTTGTCTCGACGTCGTGCCGCCGGGTAGCGGTGACGTTTTCCACGTCGTGCGCCCGGACAACTTGCCGCATGTGCTCGCGTTGCGTTTCGCCTTCCTGCTTCATGCGTTCGATCTCGGAGCGCATCTTGATTTCTTGCTCGGCCGCCTGCAGACGCTGTGTGAGCATCTTGATTTGCTGCTCGCTCTGCTTGATGCGTACCTGCGCAGCCGGGGGCACGTCGCTCTTTTCGTCCATTTGCGCAAGCGGGTTCATGCTGGCCAGGCGGTCGGCTATCACTTCGGAGCCGGGGAAGTCTGAATTGCGGAAATACAAATCGCCAATGGCGCTCATGAGTTCCTGGTTGTTCATCAACGGGGCGATGGCGTCCACCGCCTCTTGCCGCTTGCTGTTATAGCCCGGCCCGGTGTCCATCACCACATCGTACCCGCCCACCGTCACATCGTTCTTGATCACCTCGCCCTCGGCCGTCGTCTGGCGGTCGTTGATCGTGATCACATCAGGCTTCCCGTCGTCGCCGATGACGCGCTGCACTCGGCCGGGCGTATCGTAGATGTAGGGCACCAGCCCGACAATGATCTTCCCGGTATGCGCCATGCTGCGGGTGAGGTTGTCATAGAAGTGGAAATTGCTGTTGTCGGATTGCTGCTTCTCGGCGTTGAGGGCCTTGCCGCTGACATTGCCAGTCACCCGCATGGCGGGGTCCACCACGCCCAGGACTTCGCGCAGGTTGCCGGATGCCACTTGCAGCGCCTGCAGAATGCCAATAGGCGGCGCCTCGGGCTGTACGCGGGTGGGCGGCGGTGCTGGCTGGCCATCCACGTCCGTCTGCTTGTAGCGCAGCACTGGCCGAGCTGAAAGGTTCGCTGTGGCCCATTCCTGCTCGTGGCCCTCGTCCTGGCCCTCCGCAATCATCCACTTGGCCTTGGGTGCCAGCGCGATAGATTCGGTCGCCGCGGTTTCCCAATAGTTGACCATGCGCTGCGGGTCCATGCCATCTTTGACCATGCCATATATCCGCCGCTTGCCGTCGACAATCTCGACATTGCCGTAGACGGGAACCACGGGAATGTAGCGGCCGGGGAAGGTCCGCCGGTCGAGGATTTCCATTGCCGTGAGTTTGAACCATTCCACGGACCGGCGAAACGATTTGCGCTCGGTGACAATGGCCAGGCCGTACTGCTCGATGTCCGCCGGGAGTTCGTCCTTCCAAGCAATCGAGCGATCGGACAACATCACAAGCGTGGCCGGATCGAGGCGCAGCCGGAAGTACTCCGCCACCCGCGTTTCTTCTTTCGTAACCCAGTCCACCACGTCGCCGGTGGCGGTGCGCAGGAAGGCGCTGCCGTCGTCGGCCTTTGGGTATTGCCGTTTGAATGCGGCTTTGGTCATTGTGTCCGTGATCAAGCATTGCTCTGCGTCGCATCCGTCCGGCTCGTTGCCGTCCATATAGACCGAAAACGGGTTTTCAACCCGGTCAATGTAAATATCCTGGTCGAAGGATTTCTCGTCGATATAGTCAGTGCGCAGGCGCCAATACCCGCGTCCCGCTTTGACGGCCAGGTCAAAGGCGGTGTCGTAAGCGGTGTCCGCGTGGCTGTTCACCTCGACATGCCGGCAAATACCCTTGATCACGTCGGCAATTTTCTTCGTGGAGCCGCCGCCTGTCGGGTGAATGCCAATGCGCGGCCGTTGCTGGCGCTGCTGGTTGCTGACTTGCCGGCAGAATCCGGCCAGTTTGTTAATCGTCAGGCACGGCCGCCACTCGATTTCGCGCTGGCGCTGCATTTCGGAGGGCCACTGCTCGCCAAACACGAACCGGATCGCCTTCTGTGCTTCCGCCCGGTATTCGCTTTCCACCTCGGCGCGCTCGGCCATGAACTTGATGGCTTCGTCTATGATTTTGCGGTCGTCTTCGAGCATTAGAAACTCATCCAAGAGTTAGATTCGGGCATTGGCAGCGGGCGGTGGCCGCGGGCTTCCGCGGGAGGGCGCTTCGCCGATCTGCGCGCACCCTCGCAAGCATAACGCAAAGAGTCGATAACATGGTTATCAGCGTCCCGCAGCACGGGGATAACCGCGCCCGTCAACGGGTCCGTCTTGTAGCTGTAGAGCGTCAGTTCGTCGATCAGGTGGGTGCACCGCGGGTGCACCGCAATGTCAAACGACTTCAGGAACTCAACGCCTTCCTCGAGGGATTTCGCGCCTTTGACCGCCGGCAACATCCGTGGGAAGCCGTGGCGCTGCATGTAGCTGATGGTCTCCGGGCGCGCGCTGTCGGCCACGGTCGGCCACCGCTCGGCGTCTGGGACTGTGCGGAATAGATCCGGCAGGAAGTCGATCTCGCAGCCAATCATGTACGCTTCATGCGGGACGTACAACGTTCGCCCTTCGATTGCCGCCTGCACCAACACGGAAGGGTCAATTGAAAATCCCCAGTCTGCGCCTTGCCTGAGTACCCATTCCGGTTTGATCTCGAACTCCTCGATGCGCCAGTTGCGGAATACTCTCGCCTCGCTGTTGCGCTGGTATCCGCCTAGCCACACATGCGCGAATTTGTCAGGGTCGCGCTTCCGGTCATATTCCAGCTCCTCCAGCAGGACTTTTGGCAGCCAGGGGTTGCTGCGGAAGTTCGCCTCCACGCATACCGTCCCGTGCGGCGGGTTGTCGCCCCGCAGGAGCACGTCGACCGGATCGCTGGCGTGGTTCGGATTCCACGAAAACCAAATCTCGGACGCCTCTTTGCGGATGGTTGGGCGTAGCAGGTCGAGCGATCGCTGGCTCAGGCTTTGCGCCTCCTCTACCCAGGCCACGTCGAAGCCCTCAAGCGATTTGATCGACTCCGCAGTGTGGTTGCGCATGCCGGAAAACGTGATCAGGCTGCCGTTCGCACCTATGATTTTGTCATACATGACGGTGAAGCGCTTGCCCACGTGCATTGTTTCGATCTTGGATTCGAGCAACTTCTTGACCGACTGCTGCAGGCTTTCCTGGATTTCCCGGACGCAGACCACGTGCGTTTTCGCTGCAAGGCACCGGCGCACCAGCATTTCCGCGAAGAAATGAGATTTCCCGCTTCCCCGTCCGCCATACGCGCCCTTGTACCTGGCCGGCGCAAGCAGCGGCTTGAACACCCGCGGGGTATCAATTACCAGCTCGAGCGCTTTCGCCATCAGTCCCCGCTCGCAAAATTGCGGTACTGATCGAGCGCGTCCTGCTGCGGGTCCACGATCCGGTGCGTGATAACCGCGATTTCCTCGCCGCCGGTGTCCTTCGGAATCCTGTCCTTATGCGCCTGGATCAGTTGCACGCTGAGATAAGCAGCTTCGTTGCTCATCTTGGTTAGCGCGCTGATCGCCTGCAGTATTTCGGGATTCGCCATCGGGTCGTCTGCGTCGACCTTGCCTACTTGCCTGGCGGCGAGGGCAGACAAGCGAAATGCGGTAAAACTGCCGTGGCCGGCGGCGCCTGCCAGGTTGAACGAGATTAGCCGGAGTTCGTCGGCAAGATCGCGGCATGCAAGCTGACTGACGGTTGATAGCTCGTTGAATGCCGCCTCCGCCTCCGTGATCTTTTCGGCCACCCTGCGCACTTCAGCGGAGTCGAGGCTGAGATTGTTTCGCACAGAGGTAACCGAGATCCCGGTCTTGGCAGCAATGTCGCGCAGGGTGTGGCCCCGTGCGCGCATCCTGTCGATCTCTGCGACCAGTTCATCGTCGATCTGCCGAGTGCGCCCCACCGCGGATTAGCCTTCAAGCACGCCGACTAGATCTGCTTCGCGCATGGTCACGTATTCGCGGCCATTGAGTCTCATCGCTAGATTCGCGTACTTGGAAAAAAGAACGCGGTCGCCCTCTCGAACGGCGAGGGGCAGGTATGTTGCCTTGCTTGACCGCTTGCCGGGTCCGATAGCTACCACAGTACCCTGGTCTAGCTCCTCTTGCGCGGTGGCCGGGATGATCAAGCCGACTGCCGTGACGGTCTCTGGCGCGTCGCGCTCCACCACCACCACATCGTCTAAAGCTCGGAATCCTCTCATGCTGCCCTCCAGAATCGGCCGATAAGTGCACATTGTGCACAGAATATCGACGTTTGTACAGAATTGTTCACAAAATAAAAGCCGCCTTTCGGCGGCTGGTTGGTTTAGGCGACTTCCTCGCCGCCAGGCCCGCCTCGCATGATGCGAACGTTGCTCGCCCACTTCTGCGAGGCCAGCCATTTAACCCACTTGCGAGCGGCGCGGAGGGTATTGAAGAAACGGGAAACGGTCTCTTGACCGTCTGTGCTTCTGAAAATGACTGCTAGCACGGCGATCTCCCGAAAAAGGGTTGTGGTTTAGTTGCGCTTCAGCGACTACACTATAACAAGTGTTGTACCTCATGTCAACAACTTTTTCACCAAGGATCCCGCCCGCTATGCCACCGTTCGACTAGCATCAGTTCCGTCGTGCAGTCCTCCGGCCTTAGACGTTCAGAATCGCCGTATAAGGCCTCCAAAGTTTCAACTAAGGCCACGCCATAGGCGCGAATCTTTAAGCGCCTCTGGCGCGCAGCACGCTGCTTCTGCGCTATGCCTGAATACAGGCGGGAGGTCTTTCCGGACATTGTCGCGTCACCTTGTCGCCCATGCCCAGTCAATCGCCACCGTCGCGGCGTCGATGCCTGCCCGATGCACATTGATCACTTGCTGTGCAGTTGCCTGCGAGAAGCCGGCCAGCATGTTCACCCTCGCCCTGGCCAGGTTAGCCTGGTAGCGGTCCTCGCCTCCCGCCTCCGCGGCGTCTGCAATCCGCAGATCCAGTCTTGCCAGCCAGTATGCGGCGATGGTGCTCGCCCGTTCGTTTTGTGCTTCGCTGCCACCTGTGATTCTGATAGTCATTTCGTTCTCCTCGGGTTAGGCCATCGTGACTTGGCAATAGTCGATACAGTCATACCTCTTGCCGGTGCTGATGTACAGCGAGCGGGCGTCTGCCTTGAACAAAGGGCGGTTGATCGCTGCGAACTTGGCCACGTCCCTCTGCGTGACTTTGATGGTGCGCAGCGTATTGGCGATGTATACCGTTTTTCCGGCGGCCAACCCCTCCAGTAGCTTTTGCATTTTCTCGGTTGCGGTCATTTCGTTCTCCCGGTTGATTGATGCGCTTCAGTGACTACACTATAACAATTGGTGTAACCCATGTCAACAACTTTTTCAGCCAGTAGCCTGCTTGCCGACAGCATAAAGCCGCGCACCGCCTAGAAACTTGCCCTCAAAAACACGCTCAATCTCAATGGCATAATCATGGCCTTTTCTGACCACCGATTTACCCTCCCGAGCGCCCTCTACAGTTCGTGTAATATTCTGCACGTTCGCCCTTTCCAGTCGATCTGGTTTAGCCACGGCAAGCCGGTCAAAACGGTCAAAACGGCATCAATGTCTTTTGTAAAATTCTGCAAAATATGCTCCTTTTGGCTGCTCCAAGTGCACCATTGCACCATGTCTAAAGACACATGGTGCAAGATGGTGCACTTGAGCATGGTGCACGGTTGTTCCGCGGTACCGTGGTGCAAAAGATGGTGCAAGATGGTGCACTGCCTTTTCCTGCAATATTCTGCGAATCTGCTAAATAATACGCAGACAATCGCCGTCTACCTCATACCTGGCGTCATTGCCCTGGCAAAGACTGAGCACCGCTCGCCGGGCGTGGTGCCTCCGATTGTCTCTTTTCCCTGGATCAATGTCGCCGTCCCGGCGCACCATTTCTAGCACAATGGCATCTATTTCTATGCCAGCGTTCTGCGCTAAGCCGAATTCGGTGATGACTTCGATAGCGAGTCTTTCCCACTTCCCTAGGGGCCGTTGGCGCCCTGAATCGGTGGCTACAATCGGCGCCTCGACCACCACGCAGGAGCTGATGATGTCCTCGTCCTCGTCAAAACCGATGTCGATTCGCTCTAGGTCAAAGCCCCACTCGCCGGAGTCGTCGCCGTCCTTTTGCTTGCTGACCCGAATCATCCGGCCGGCCAGCATGCGCAGGACTTCGATTTCCGCGTCTGCCGCGGCGCGCAGGCCAGACCAGCCGCGGGCGCCCTTGGTGGTGTCCTTGCCGGCGTGGTGGACAGGCAGCACAAGCGCCCCGGTCGCCCGGTGGATCCCCAGAAGGTGGCTGACCACGAGGCCCATTGATTCGCCCGCGTTCTCATTGCCGCCGGGCATTACCTGGCTCAACGTGTCGACGAATATCGCCACGGCGCCCTGGCACGCCTGGATGGCCCGGGCCACGTCGATGGCGTCTGGTTTGAGCAGGAAGTTCGGCGCCGCGTTGATGATGCCGAAGGGCACGGTGTCGAGGTCGATGCCGTGCTGCCTGGCATAGGCGGTGAGGCGCCCTCGGAAACCGCCGCCGCCCTCGGCAGTGATGTAGACCACCCGGCCCTGTCGAGTGCGGTGGCCGCGCCAGGGAATGCCGCGGGCGATGGCCATTCCAATGTCGAGCGCCACGAATGACTTGCCGCTGCCTGACTCTCCGAATATCACGGCCAAGGCTGCCCGAGGTAGCAGGCCCTTTACCAGCCAGCCGGGGTGCCGTCCGCGGGAGAACTCTCCGGCGGGGATGATCGGGAAGCGCAAAGGCTTGGCTGGCTTTTCCGGTTCTGGTGGCCCTTCCTTGTGTATACCGGATTCGCCGATTATTTTCTCGGGGGGATCGAGCGGCGCCGGTATCTCGTCGAAATCCGACAGGTCCGCCGCGGTGCTCACATATGCGCCGTGCTCCTTCGCAAGCTGGAGCAGGTAGCGGGCCGTCACTTGGCGCCCGGTGCGCTTGCCGAAGGATTCCCACCGCCGCTCTAGCGCTTCGCTGCCGGGATACTTCTCGGCCGCCGTGGCTGACCAGTCGTCCCATAACGAGAATCCCTCGCCGCCCGTCTCGTGGTGCAAAGCCATGCCCACCGCCAGCCAGGTATCGTGCTGCATGTCCGGGTCGAGCGCATCGAGGATTTCGGTAAGCTGGTCCTCGCGCAGCCCAATGGGCGGCGAGTAGGTCAGCAGCGGGTCGTCGTCGAAGCAGTCGGCCACGCTCGGCCGGCCGGCAAACCGGGCGGCCACCAGCTCGAGCAGCGCCGCGGATGGCGTGGCCACAGTGTCGTCATCGCCGCACAGTGCGCACTCGTCGAGCACGTGGCCGGTGAATGTCACGAAGCCGTGGGTGTGGAAGGTCTCGATGCCGAAGGGCGCGGCGTGGGCGTCCTTGCGGTCGCCCAGGTCGCCCAGGATGAAGGCGCGCACGCCACGGCCCGATGGCGACACCTCTGCATAGGTCCCGGCCACCAGTGCGGGCACGTCAGGGTGGAGCTCGCCGGCGGTAAGGCAGCCGTCGAGATCAAGAGCGCTGATGCCCCACTCCGGCATGAGCGCCAAGCCCAGGCCGTCATACTGATCTGTGCAGGCCGCCCGCGCCTGGTCGAAGGTAACGAGCTGCTTGCGGTCGGGCAGTGAGCCCTGCAGGCCGCGGCGCACCCCGCCGGAAGCGTAATAGGGCACCTTGCGCGGCTTCGGTTCTCCCGGTTTCTGTACGTATCGCCACAGCAGCCAGCCCTTGAGACCCCGCAGGGTTGCGGGGCAATGATCCGGCATGCGCCGGGCGCTGTTCGGATTGGCCATCATCGCCGCCCCGTTCAGGGGGCGACGGGGACTGGCTTCGGTTCGTCCAGCGGGTACAGGTCAGGTCGGAGCTGGTGGCGTGTCACCGCGCCCTCCGTGGCGGTCTCAATGGGGATGGCGTACTCGCCGGGGATCTTGCCGTGACTGCGGTTGATCCAGTTCCAGACGTGCGTCTGTGTCACGCCCAGCCGGCGGGCCAGTTCGCTTTGCGATCCGCAGATTGCGATTGCTAGTTTAAGTGCGTCCATGTTCGTGCTCCTGTGTGATGACAGCGGGAATCGCACTAGAATACAACTTCTGTTGTCACGCAAGCAAGGTGTAAAAATTGTTGTAAAAGGCTTGACAGGTACAACAGTCGGTGTAATATAGCGCCATTGATCAACGAAACGGGGGAACGAAATGGCAACAATTTACGATGGAAGCGCAATCGCCAAGGGCAGCAAGTTGCAAGACGGCGCATGGGGCTGGTCTGATTTTGGCTGGCATACCAGCCTGCCAACGACGCTCGCGTCATTCTGTCCGGAGATCGAGCTGGCGAAAGCCAGGAAGAACCCCGCCTTCGCCGAATGGCTCGGCCAGGCCGTCGGAAACGACGGAGCGCAACAAGCGGAAGCTGCCGCGCGCAATGCCGATGAATGCGACGCCCGCGCCGCGGCCATCGTGGCTAACAGCCCGCAAGTAATGAACCACGGAGGCAAAATCTCTGTTGGTCTGTGCGAGGACGGAGAATGAAGGCCACTCCCCTCATTCCCGGCCGCCTGTACCGCGTCACCGGCGCCGGGCTAAACCTGGTAGTGATCGCCAGGCACGGCTGCGACGCCGTGCTGATCGGACTGGCCGCAATCTGGTCCTCTGGAGATTGAACGATGCCATACAAGCTTGTAACCCTCGCCCACGGCGCTTTCGTGAAGCGTTTCGCCACACTGCCGGAAGCGGTCGCCGCACTGGACCGCGAGACGCAGCGCATTGCCCCGTGCGCAGGCACCCCGCCGCCGCTGACCGTGGATCAGGTCTGCGAGATCCGCGGAATAGACATGGAAAAGGCGAGAAGCGCATTGCTGGCTGGCATGAAGCGCCGCTACAAGACAGTCCGGCGCGCGTTTCCAGCAGTCGCCTTTGTCCATCAGCGGGCGGTCGAGCTGCATTTGGATCTGACGCAGGACGAGGACCAGTACAGCAGCCCGGAGCTGACGGAATACTATGTTGCCTGGTGGATTGCCTCGCAACCTACGCCCTACGGCAAGGTGCGCACGGTCGATACGACGCCGGACCGTCGCAAGACTTCAGCAGCGCAACCCCGCAACACTAAACTGAGGAGAAAATAGCATGGAAGGTCGTTATTGCATGGTTCGCACGCGCAGCGCTGGCGTTTTTGCCGGCACAGTGAAAAAACTGGAGGGCCAGCATGCGCTTTTGATCAACGCCAGACGTATTTGGTACTGGGCCGGAGCGGCCACCTTGTCCCAACTCGCAACAGACGGGACAAGCCTGCCGTCCAAGTGCAAGATTCCGGCCCCGGTTGCAGAGGTCTTGCTGTTTGATGTAATCGAGATCATTCCGATCACCGAAGCTGCAGCAGAATCAATCGAGAAAGTCCCGGAATGGGGATATTAACTAACAACGGCGACGGCGACGGCGACGGCGACGGCTCCGGCTCCGGCTCCGGCTACGGCTACGGCTCCGGCTCCGGCTCCGGCTCCGGCTACGGCTACGGCTCCGGCTCCGGCTCCGGCGACGGCTCCGGCTACGGCTACGGCGACGGCGACGGCGACGGCGACGGCGACGGCTCCGGCTCCGGCTCCGGCTCCGGCTCCGGCTCCGGCTACGGCTACGGCTCCGGCTCCGGCTCCGGCGACGGCTCCGGCTACGGCTACGGCGACGGCGACGGCGACGGCGACGGCGACGGCTCCGGCTCCGGCTCCGGCTCCGGCTCCGGCTCCGGCTACGGCTACGGCTCCGGCTCCGGCTCCGGCGACGGCTCCGGCTACGGCT